TGATTTTGACGATGTTAGAAACAGTGATGATTTTCATGGGTGGGCAAAAGAGCAACCTGACTCTATCCAGCAATGGATATATGACAATGCTAATGATGCTGACCTAGCTAGTAGAGCTATAGATTTATTTAAAAAAGATATAGGCATGGATGTTCCTGCTAAAAAAACTAAGTCATCTTCTAAACAGAAAAAATCTGCTGCTGATATGGTTTCCACTAAAACAACTAGTGTTGAACCTAATCAGGAAAAGGTTTGGTCTGAAAGGGAGATTGCTGCTATGAGCATGGCTGAATTTGATAAATACGAAAGTGAAATCAGTGAAGCAATGCAACAAGGCAGAATCATTAAATAAACTATAAAACACAGGAGAATATCCCATGGCTCAATTTTTTGAACCCTCAACGGATACTAATGCAAACTTTGCAAACTCCGTAAGTGGACAAACTAATAGTTTTTTCCTACCTTCGATTTATTCTAAAAAGGTTTTAAACTTTTTCAGAAAAGCATCGGTAGTTGAAGCTATTACTAACACCGACTATGCTGGTGAAATTTCTGCTTTCGGAGATTCTGTAAAGATTATTAAAGAGCCAGTAATTTCTGTATCTTCATATACTAGAAATACTGACACATCACAAACTATGTTAACTGACCAAGAACTTAACTTGGTTGTTGACCAAGCTAACGCTTTTAAGTTTATCGTTGATGACATTGAAACTAATATGTCTCACGTTAACTTTAAAGAAGTTGCTACATCATCTGCTGCTTACTCATTGAAAGATGCATATGATGCTGCTGTATTAGCTGAAATGTTTGCTGGTATTTCAACATCTTCTCCAGACCACGTTATAGGTTCTGACAGTTCTACTGCTGATTCTACAATGACTCACGCAAGTAACTCTGTTGACCTACTTGGTTCTGATGGAACTGGTGTTGATGCACTAGACTTAATGGCTAGAATGGCTAGATTGTTAGACGACCAATCTGTACCTGAAGAAGGTAGATGGTTCGTTGCACCACCTTCGTTCTACGAAGAGTTATCACAGTCTGGTTCTAAGTTATTGTCTGTTGACTTTAACGCTGGTCAAGGCTCAATCAGAAATGGTTTAGTATCAACTGGAAAACTACGTGGATTTGACATGTACAAGTCTAACAATATCGCTGCGACTTCCAACGCAAGTGGTAAAGTTATGGCTGGTCATATCAGTTCTACTGCTACTGCACAAACTATTCTTTCAACTGAAGTGTTGAGAGACCCAACTTCGTTTGGTGACATAGTTCGTGGATTGCACGTATACGGAGCAAATGTCCTAAGAGACGATGCTTTAGTATCTGCATTCTATGTAGTTGACTAATAATAATTGGGGGAGTCTTCGGACTCCTCCTTTTATATAAACATAAATAATAATGGCAACAACGTATTTAGAATTATCAAATGAAATATTACGAGAGTTAAATGAAATACCTTTAACCTTATCAAACTTTGCAACTGCTACAGGTTTTCAACAATTTGTTAAAGACTCAATTAATAAATCTATTTTTGATATAGCTAATGAAGAACCTGAATTACCGTTCTTTTCAGCAGGACTAAGTGGTGCTACTGACCCGTTTTATGGTAATACTACTGTTGCTTCAGTGATTGGACAAAGATGGTATAACTTAAAAGCAGATAGCTCTAGTATTATTACTGATTTTTCTAAAGTTGATTGGGATGATTTTTTTATTACCACTGTAAATGTTAGTGGGGAAACAGCTCCGTTTGTATCTAAAGGTTTAAAGTTTTTAACTTTAGCTGATTGGACTAGATATTATCGTAATGCGGAAAATAATGACGATGCTGATTCACAAAGTTATGGTGAACCAACTTATGTTATTAAATCACCAGACAATAGAAAGTTTGGATTAAGTCCAATACCTGACAAGATTTATAATGTACATTTTTATGCTTTTGCTAGACCAACAGCATTAAGTGCTCATGGAGATACAATAGTTTTACCAGACCAATATAAAAATATAATTTTAGCTAGAGTAAGATATTACGTTTGGCAATTTAAAGAAAGTCCACAACAAGCAGCATTTGCTTTAGAAGATTACAAAAAAGGCATGAGACAAATGAAGAGTGTATTAATTAATCCTACACCTAAGTACATGACCGATGATAGAACATATTTTTAGGAGATATAAATGACCACTAAGATACCACCAGAGCTAGTAGACGACCAAGTATTTGGTAATCGCAACGTAATTATTAATGGCGAAATGCAAATAGCTCAACGTGGC